GAATGCTACGAACTATCAGATAACTAAGAAAGTGGGACGGATTATTTCCCAAATATTGGGCATAATTGGTTTTGGTTGTGTGTTAGCCTGGTGAGGGTTTTTGCGGGAAGCGGTGAGCAATTATGCCCAACCCTTCACGTGTATGCTTTGTTGGGCGAGAGCGATAGCGGTAAGCTCAACGGAGCATCGTTTGAAAGCTCAATGAAGTATGACACGTTAGTTAGAAAACGTTCCGTTGAGATAAGATGAAACTAAATTGAAAAATTAATAAAATATTCATTATGAAAAGAGATGAAATTAAAAGACAAGTAAAATCTTCTATTCCTATTGCAGTTACAAGTAGGACCGGGAAATTAATGTTCCCTTATAGAAATTTAAAAACTCACAAATTAATTATAGAAAATATAGTTGATTTAATTGAAAATATTTTATCAAACGAACGTGAAGGGTTAGGAAAACATGAGTGTGAAAGTAAATTCTGCATGTGTCCTATCCCTAACTTAAGTATGATAGATACAAATAACGAAGGATATTGTATTAAATGTGATAAGCCTTGGAAAGCAGAATGATTTCACACGCCCGTTCGAAACGGCATGTTTTCCTAATATTTGGGAAATATGGGACGGAATTTGAGGGATCCGAAATCATCCTTAATTGAAATATAGAATTTAATATTAACTAATATATAACAAAATTATGAAAACAATTATCGCAATTTGCGCAATTATAATAGCAACAGCTATTAATCAAGACTATGTAGTTAGTAAATCGACGCCTATATGTATAGTAGGCGTTGTCGCTTTTCTGTGGGATATGGTAGATTATTATATAAACTCAGATAAATAATTTTATGAACTATTCGCACGTCTCTCAAATTCTGTTCTATGATTTCTTAGTTGGGAATACGTTGCAGGAATGCTACGAAGTTTCAGATAACTAAGAAAGTGGGACGGATTATTTCCCAAATATTGGGCATAATTGGTTTTGGTTGTGTGTTAGCCTGTTGAGGGTTTTTGCGTTGAGGCAGCGAGCAATTATGCCCAACAATTATATATAAATAAGTATTTGGTAATTGTTTAATTTTTATTATCTTAGCACTATGAAAAACGGCAAAATTATAAAGATTTGTGAACAAAAGTTTATATATCTTAATTATTCTTTAAGAACAAAAGAAATATACACACATTATATTAAACAATTTATTAACACTTTGAATAAACAAATAATACACTGTAATTATAATGATTTTCAAGATTATTTGGACAATTATAATTTTAGTTCGGTATCTCAGCAAAATCAAGTTATAAATTCAATTAGGTTTTTATATAAATATGGACTTAACAGAAAGTATAAAAAGGTATCTTTCATGCGACCAATAAATGAAAAGCATTTACCTAGAATTATTGATAAAGAATTTTTATTGTCTTCTATAGACAATATAAAAAATATAAAACACAAGTGTTTAATTGGCATATCTTATTCTATAGGTTTGCGAGTGTCTGATGTAATTAACTTAAAAATAGAAGACATAGACTCAAAAAGAATGATTGTTAATATAAGACAATCTAAAGGAAGAAAAGACAGGATACTTCCTTTAAGTGATAAAATATTAGAATTACTTAAAGAATATTACAAGAAATATAGACCTAAAATATATTTATTTAATGGACAAAACTCATTAAAATACTCTGCTACTAGTTGTAATAAAATAGTTAAGAAATATACGAGTAACGAATATCATTTTCATTTATTAAGGCACGCCTGCTTTACTCACCTATTAGAATCTGGAACCGATTTAAGGATTATACAAAAAATGGCAGGACATAAATCAATTAAAACGACCGAAATTTATACACACGTAAGTACTAATTTATTACAAACCGTAAATTTACCAATATGAAATTCAATATAGACGAATCAATTAAACATGAATCCGGTATTTATATTATTAAAAATACATTAGATTTTAAATGTTACATCGGAAGCACGAAGGATTTTTATCAAAGACATAAAGATCACATATCTAAATTAAATAACAAAAGACATACTAATCCTAGATTGCAAAACTTTGTTAATAAATACGGTATCGAAATACTTAGTTTTAATATTTTGTGCTTTTGTAGTATAAAATTATTGAGATATAATGAAAAGTTACTAATAGATGAATTAAGCCCAACATTTAATATTAAGCCAATTGAAATAGATGATTTGGATTTGTACGATAAGAATTATGAAGCAGAAAAAGCAAGAGAAATAGTTAATGAAATATTGGGCGTATTAAAGATTTAATTAAACCATTTATTAAAGATTAAAGCTATGAAAACAATTTATAGTATAAAGCTACATGAAACAATTATCATAAATGATAACTTGAAAGTAATGAGAGTTCCGAACGGATGGAATTATATGTATGATGATAAACAACCGTTTTTTGTCGAATACAATTCTGAATATTTATTTGAAAAAACACAATTGAATTTAGATCCTGAAGTAGTTATAAGATCGGTTAGGGAATATTATAACTTACGAAAAGGATTTATAGAGAGTAAGTCAAGATTTGGTAACATTCCTTTGGCAAAAAAGGTAATAGTAAAAATATTAATGGAGTATGGTAATAGGAATTATAATAAAGTAACTAAGTTATTAAAGTACAAAAACGTGTCAGCCATACCTTATGCAATAAGAACATTAGATTATTATATATCTAATGATAAGTTTATTAGAAAGCAGTATAAAGAAATACTAAAATCATTACAATTGAAATAAATTTGCTTATATCATTAATTTTAACGAAACTTTACACTTTGCTATTATTCACGAAAACATACATTTTCAAGAATTTAATAACAATAACACTCTTTTTCATATTCGTTTTAGCGCTTTCAAGCAGCTTTAACGAACCTTACCATGAGTCTTTATGGATAACGTTTCATACAGAATCAGATGGAACTACACACAAATGCCATAGATCGAATTATATTGAAATGATGGAGTTTATGGATACCAATACAGAAACTATCGAGATGAATAATAAGGGTTATGATTATAATTTTTATGATTACCATATTTGGGAGCGATTTATTAAAGTTGAAAACAGAACTTTCTGGATTGACCACCCGAACTTTAAGCCGACACTTGATAAGTATTGTTTAATTCATTGATATATATCAACTGTTATTTGGAATATTATTTGTATATTTACATCAGTATTAATTAAAACCTTGCAATCATGAAAAACAAATTTAAAAAAGTAGTATTAAATTTTGGCAATGAATATGTTGAAATTTTAAAAAAAGCAATGAGTAAAACCATTGAGCAAACTCACATTTCTAACACATCTATTAATTTTACTGAAAATGGATTTGAAATAACAGAGGCAATAGATGAAAAGTTTCTGTTTTCATTTGCTATGAATTATGGTAAATTACTAAAATCTTAATCTCGCAGATGTCTCGCAAGGACTGCGGGCTTACTCCGGACAGTTTAATACCTGTCATGCCCCCTTATAAAATAGGGGGTTTCGAGGTAAGAGATAGAAAGTTCTTTGAAATAGTCTGATGAAGCTAAACAATAGTAAGCAGGAGATAGTTACCTGTCATTCAAGGAAAATTAAAAACTTATTACTATTTCACAAACCGAAGTGATAGTTTAGACGGATTAATGAGCGAATGTTGAAAACCGTGTTTTAAATCGGGATATAAACAGCTTAGACTTGGCAAACCAAGCAACAGTAATCATTCTTTGGTAAAGCAGGCTATTTCAATTTTAAATAAAACTATGGAAGAGTTAGTATTTGATTTCGTAGAAGAAGGAAGCTTAACACCTATAGATATTGTAAGCGACATAACAGGACTTACTTACGAAGAAATTAGAAGTTGTTCTGAATGTATTAATGTTTAAAACTAAGAAGATGAAAGCAAAAGAAGTAATACAATTTCCAGAATTCTACTTTGAAAGTAATTTATATTTTGGTAAAGTAAAAAGCAAAGAGGATTTAAAAGCTGTATTTGATGCATATAAAGGACATTTAACTAGAGATGAAATTCTTGATGTGTCAAAAAATATTGGTTCAGATGACACTAGTGAATTTGGAATGAGGATTGAGCATATAGGAAATATAAATTTAAGAAAGTTTTTGTCAAATCATAAAATCAGATTTAGAAGATAATAATGCACACCTTTAAAAGAAAGCTAAGAACATTACAGAAGATAATGAATACTCAGGTTAAATACTTAAAAACCTGCAAGAAAATAGAGTGTAGATTGGAAGGGTTTTTTATAATAATTGAAAAGTTTAGCGTACATGGGGAAAACAAAAATGCTTGGATTAAAGTAAATAAAAAAGACATTGATTCAGTAATAGTAAGGGAAAGAGCTAAAATACAAGTTTATAATAATTACGAACCAAAAGGACTAAGTGAATCAATTCAAGAAATAGAATACATTGATAAAATAAAGGAGATAACTATTTGACTCCTATTATTAAAATGATTAACTTTATATAGTATTAACTAAAAACTTAACAAAATGGCAAACAGAAAAGCAACAACTAGATTTGCAATATTCGCAATGCTAGCAACAGTATTTTTAGGTAAAGGATTAGATGAAAAAACATCGAATAAAAGAGCTTATCATCAAGCGATGTTGGGTGGTGGTAATCCAGAATATTTACCGAGCAAACATCCTAAAATGACTTACGGTCAACAAAACAGACTTGCTAAACAGAGAAAAAAATCAAGAGCTAAAGCACCTAAATAATCTCGGTGTTTCCCGTTAAGTTCATCGGGGCTATTTTGAACCTCTGTAATGGAGGTTCTTTTTACATCGATTAATAACGAACAATCAGAGATATGAACAAAGAACAAATAGATCAAATAGTAAAAGACATCATTACAGAAGAAAACGAAATTGAATCAAATCTTATTAATGATGATTCAAGTCTTGAAGATGACTTAGGAATAGACTCCCAGGACTTAATGTTTATAATAATGGAGATCGAGCAGGAGTTTAACATAAGAATTGAGCTTAACGAAATTGATGAGATCAAAACATTCAAATATTTGGTTGACTTAGTACAAGAAAAATTAATGTTATGAAAAGAATCTGGTATGAATACAGTTTAGAAATAATAATAGTAATCTGTGCTATGCTTTTAATTTTGATATTACGTTGATAATAGTTAAATTTGCATAATGAACCAAGTCAAAGAACATAATAAAATTAACTGGATTACTGTTCAAAAAAGCAAGAATGAACTAATCTACAATTTTATACTTAATGATGATCGTCCTATTTATATGCAATTTTACATAGAAATTGGTCCCGTAATTATATTTGATTTAAACTTTAGCATGAACTAATGTTAAAAAAACATATACATAAACACCCAGACTCAACAGATGTGAGTAAATTCATATTTGTATGCTTATCTATACTCGCAGTAATATTCGCAATAGCATGTAATATTGATAAAATAAAGGAGTGGTTTTAAGGGATGTGATAGAGGTGGTCATCCCTTTTTAATTTAATCAAATGGCGAAGAAAATAGTAGACATAACAAAAATGAATTATACTGAGTTAGTAAGCTTATTACATCTCAATCCTGAACTTGAAATAAAAGCGGGAACTTTATTTATTATACTCAGAGAATTTCATAAACATTTAGAAAAACAGTATATTCTAGTTCCTAAATTAAAACATTTAATAAATGAGATTAAGGGATATTTTAACAGTATTAAAAGCACAAAAAAAATCAAAGAACAGTCCAACAGTTCTAAAGATCAATGAATTTTGTACAGAGTGTAAAACACTTACTTACAAAATACACTATAGAAGATGGATAAATTTCTACGATATAGAAACAGTATTCCAGTATATGTTAATGGATAGCACTATGACTGATTTTACCATTGAAATAATGATCAGATTAAAACAAGCGATAGAAGAATATCAAAAGAACGTTAAATCAAATAGAACGCCCTGGATAGCGTTAAAAATCATAATTGATGTTGCACGTAAAAGTAGAGTGATATGATAAAAGGAAATAATTATAAAGAAAGAAGAAGCTATCAGTTGAATGAATGGGTGAAAGGAAATGCTATTCATAATACAGTTGATGATGAGTGTTGTCCTGATTTTGGATGTTGTAATCCCAGTAATTTGCAACCAAAAGAAATCAGAGAAACTTTTGCTGAAGTATCAAAAAAAGCAGACAGTGAAGAGTACAACCCAAAACATCACCCTTTTGATGACGCTAAAATGGGTATGTTAATGTCCTTTTTGGGTTCTGCAATGGCTGGATATACTAAAAAGAAAATACATATAGTAAACGAAGTTAACGCAGAGTTGAATTAGTTTGTCTTAACGCAGTGTAACAATTAGAATAAGTATATAATAATTAAATATTTGAAAATGGCGAAAAATATTAAAATAGGGAATATTCCTGAGCTAAAACCAAGAGAAAGCAGATTTACACTTGATAAATTAATAATTACTATTTCAGGAATAGATAATAAAGTTCATGGTGGTATGAATACTGTTTCTGATGAAGCAGAAGCAATATTATGTTTAGCTAATGAAATAGCAGAAATAAAGAAATTCTTAAGAAGAGATGTAGAAACTAGAGTTCAAGATTAGTTATGAGAAGAATATACGAATTACCAGAACAGGAATTTTCAGGAACTATTATAAATAATTGTTTCTATGTAGAATTTGAGGATCAAGAAAGATTTTTGGATCCGATTAAAAGAGTAAGGCTTAATAGCATATTGGATTGGATTAAAGAACAAGCTAAAGAAAGCGGATTAACTGTAAAGCTTATTAAGGATAATGAGAACGAACAAATTGTTTTTATAAAAGAAAAAGAAATAAGAAAGTATAAAGAACTTGAAAAACTGCCTATAAAAAGACTAATTGAGTTAGCTAAAAAAGGAGTTGATTATGAAGTAACTGCAAACGAGAATATGCATGTATTAAAAGACAATATTAAGTTAAAAACATTCATTTCTGACATGTTAGGTAAAGATATAAATGAATTTATTAAGAATAATACATGCAAATTTAAACCGTTTTGTAGTGATAAAATACATGGATCATGTTTTCCTAAAACAGGGATGTTTTGCGATTATTGTGATTTAAATTAAAGAGACTGTATGAGAACAATATACAGTATAATCAAATGTTCAATTATTGCATTAATAAATAGCTTTAAATTAGCAAATGAATATATTAGAGCACTAAAGGCGGTTCAATCAATTTTATAATGGCATATAAGAAAGAAGAAATAAGTTTTGGAGTTTTTGAATTTATATTAGAATAATGTCTGAAGAAAAACAATATACATAATGGCAGCACCTAAAGGAAATAATTATTGGGAATTTAGAAGTAAGGACGGTACAGAACCTAAATATACTACTGAAACATTGTGGGCTAAAGCCGTTGAATATTTTCAGTGGGTAAAAGAAAACCCATTATGGGAATCTGTTCTAGTTGCAAAAGGTATTGTGATAAATAAAGGTAAAAAAAACGAAAAAACAATATATTCTACAGCATTGCCAAAGATGAGAGCAATGACACAAAAGGCATTTCAAATATTTGCAGACATTAGCCATACAACATGGGATAATTATTGTGCCAAAGATGATTACGTTGCAATCACTACACGCATAGGGGATATTATTTACTCTCAAAAATTCGAGGGAGCGGCAGCAACACTACTAAATCCTAACTTAATAGCACGAGAATTAGGGCTAAAAGAATATACTGATAATACTAATAAACAGACAATAGAATTTGTAAATGTTTCAAAACAATTTAAAGATAAAGAATAAAATGGATACAATAAACGATATAATAAGCGGTTTAAAGTGGGGCGATTTAGATCCAATAGAGGCACATGCTAGAATTTGTTTATTATATAATTTTGATTATTGTATAGAACAAACAGTAAGTAGAATTAGTCTAGAATTTGTAGAGGTTGCAAAAAAGAATGATGGTAAATTAATAAATGAAATTCCAGAGGCTTTAAAAATGCTAGAACTAATAGAATCATTAGATAAATATCGAACCAATTGATCTATCACGTATCTACATACTACAAAATAAAACAAATAAAGTCCAAGATTAAAGTAATCCAAGGGGGTCAATCATCCAGTAAGAACATATCAATAACTCAAATACTAATGGAAAAGGCTATTGAAAAGAAGCGAGTTATCACTGTAATGACCGATACATACGATAACTTAAAAGATGGTGCAATAAAAGACTTCAAAGATTTGTTTTATGAGTCGGGTTTAGATTGGGATGGATCATACAATAAAACCGACAAAGACTTAAAGCTCGGTCAATCCATTATACAATTCAGATATATTTCGGATACAAAAAAATCAGCCGGTAAATCTAAAAGGCGTGATATTCTTTATATAAATGAAGCGAATAAAATAGGTTGGGAGGTTGCGAGTACTTATATAGGGCGAACACACGAAGAAGTTTATATTGATTACAATCCAGACTTTGAATTTTGGGCACATACTGAGGTCCCGAAACTATCAGATAAAGACGGTAATTCAATCAGTGAACAGATCATTGTTACCTATCTTGATAATGAGATGTGTCCTGAGAGTGAAAGTGATTTCATTGAATCCAGAAGAGGAAATATTGAATGGTTCCGGGTGTATGGATTAGGTGAAACAGGTTTCTATTCTGAACGTCAAATCTACAGGTATAAGTTTTGTAAGTCAATACCGGACACAGCAATTAGAATACCTTCAGGAATGGACTTTGGAGTTTCTCCTGATCCTACTATTTTAATTGATGTTTGGCTTAAGGATAATGCTCTATATGTAGATGAACGGTTCTGTATGAATAATCTAATGCCCGAAAAGATAAGAGGTGCTGAACGTATGGCAATAGTGGACCAGATGGAGTTAATCAAACACACACGAGGTCAAGAAATAGTAGCGGATTCTGCAGGACGCACAGAAATAGATGATCTTAAAAAGTATGGTTATAATGTAAAGGGTGTTAAAAAAGTTACAGGCGGTCAGATATTAGGAATAAAAAAATTAAAAGGTTATGATTTATACATAACAGAACGTTCCAAAAATATGAAGAAAGGTTTTGAAAAATGGTTTTTTAAAGTTGATCGAAACGGAAAAATAATACCAGAACCTGAAGGTCATGAGCCTGATGGATTAGCAGCTTTAAGGTATGTTATAATGGAACACACTCATAAAAGGGCTGGCATGTATTAATAAGTGTCCAAAATATTTACACTATTATTTGATATGTCAAAAAATTAGACATATCTTTGCAAGGTGTAAAAGATTTTGACAATGGCTATAAAAACTTTTCCTGAGATAGTAGATATAATAAAAGAGGGCAGACCTGATTGGGTTAAAGAAGCAATATTAGAGCATGGAAGACTTAATGTTCATATTAACGGAAAACACACAGCAGCATATCTCCAAGCAATAGACAGTATTGAAAATGCAAAACAATTAAAGCTACGAAAAGAATTTTTAACTACCAATAGACACGTATTTGCTAATCTTAGCAGACCTATAGATAAGGTTTTTAGTGCTAAAGGTGGTGGTAATATCTATAATCTAAATACTGATTCTAAAGAAAAAAAACTTACCGATAGATTAAGTAATGTAAGACATGGCAAAACTATTCGTAATTGGATAAAAGATATCCAAGCAAATAAATATTATACTGATCCCTCTGGATTGGTATTTTTTGAATGGAATTTAGAGTCTACATTCCCTACAATAAAATCTATTAAAGCTTTACAAAATTATGAAAGCGATGGTCGCGCTTTAGAATGGGTGTTATTCGAACCTATTGAGGATACCAAAACCCAAACAAAAACATATAGATTTGTTGATGATCAGTTCGATTATACTATAAGTAAAAAAGGTGAGGTATTCACTGTAATAGAAGATGAGACATTTAACAATCCATTCAAAGAAGTACCTGCCATTATCAATTCCGATATTATCAATTCTAATTTAACACATAGCGAAAGTCCGTTTGAGTTAGTTATTAGTTTAGCAGATCACTATTTAAGAACAGGAACAATTAAAAACATTAATGAATTTTTACACGGGTATCCTATATTTTGGAGATATGCAACCGATTGTCAGGCATGTAATGGCACTAGATATATTGACGGTAAAGAATGCAAGGTTTGTAGTGGATCAGGTAAGAACTTAAATAAAGATGTTACAGATGTAATTCAAGTTGAGAGACCAAGGGCTGGTGATCCTGTACTAACTCCTGATTTAGCCGGATATGTAACTCCACCTATTGAGACTATTCAAGAAATGAGAGTAGAACAAGATAGCCTACAGTCACTAATGGAGCTTACAGTGTGGGGATCAAAGATGGTAAAGGATGCTGCAAACGAAACAGCTACAGCAGCGTTTCTGAATGTTCAGCCAGTTAATGAACGATTGAATGGGTTTTCTGATGCTTACGAGGATATGGAAAAGAAGATGACCGATTTTATAGGTACATTTTATCTTAAGACTTATTCTGGATCAAGTATTAGTTATGGTCGCAGATATTTGATTGAATCTCCTGATATTATATGGGGCAAATACGAAAAAGCACGAAAAGAAGGTGTTAGTAAAGTAGCTTTAGATTATTTGTTATTACAATTCTATCAATCAGAATACAATAACGATATAGAAAACTTAACTATAATACAAAAAAGCATAAAGCTGGAACCGTTCATACATAAAACTGATGAAGAGTTAATAAAATTACCTGTTGCCGAGCCTGATAAAAAGGCAAAAATATATTTTAATGAATGGTTTAAGCTATTAGATACATTTGATTTATTAACTATGGATGTAAAAGCATTACAAACAGAATACGAAACATATTTAAAAACACGAGAAGATGGTACAAACGTACAATGAGTTTAAAGTAACTTTTGATGATAAAGGAAAGATCATTGAAAAGAATCTAACAAAAAGGGGAACTGTTAGGATTAGCGAATTTACGGCTAATGTAAATAACAGCTATACTGACTCAACTAAATTGCTATATGAATTAGCAAAAAAAGAAGAACCTCCAAAAGAAAAAACAGATCAAAGAAAAGCTTTAGAAGCTAAAGCAAAAGAGCTTAAGGTTAAGTTTAATCCTAAATTAGGAGATGTAAAATTACTAGAAAGGATTGTTAAAATAGATCCTGAATTTAAAGTTGAAAACAAATAACGTAAAAGAATAATGATTAAAAATATTGATGAGTTGGCGAAGTTCGTCAAAGGTGATGCAGATGTTCTGCAAAAAGCAATTGATTCTGAAGAAGAAATATCTGTAGAGTTAGTTGATGGTAGCTTTGTAAGCGATACTGAATTAGATACACTTAAGGAAAGTAGATTTAATGACGGTAAAAAAGAAGGTAATACAATTGGGTACGATCATGCGATGAAAGATATTAAAAAAGATTTTGAAATTGAATTAGAAGGTAAAGATCGGAAGAAAATTACTGAAGCAATTCAGACTAAAATCATTACAGATGCAAAGATCGAACCTGACAAGAAAGTGACTGAATTGAATACATCGCTTTCTAATCTTCAACTGAAGTATGAAACCGATCTAGGTTTAAAAGCAAAAGAAATAGGTGATCTCAATGTAAAATTAGGAGGTTATCGAATTAACGGAGATTTAACTAAACATATACCTGAAGGATTAAATGGTATTGATGTAAATGATTTCATTACAGTAGCAAAAACTACAGCAAAATTTGAATATGATAATGATATTTTGGTAGTTAAAAAAGGTGATACTATTTTAAAGGATAAGATGGAAAAGCCTATAAGCCCAAAAGATTATTTAACAGAATTAGCTGTTAGTAAAAAATGGTTACAAAGTGAAGGTCGTGGAGGTGGAGATGATACCGGAGGTTCCGGCACTTACAAAAACATCAATGAAGTGTATAAACATATGGAAGAAAACAAAATTAATCCATTATCCGCGGAAGGTAAAAAGTTAGTTGACGATTTTAATAAACTAAAACAATAAACAAATGGCAAATTACACAGATAGTGTTGAAGCCGCTGCTAATTATAAATTAAATGAAATGATGCTAAAACCTGAATTTAAGGTTAAGCCATCAGCAGCGTTATCAGTCTTCACGAAAAACACTAATTTTTTAATCCCTGCATCAGAAAGGGAACGACAATGGAACCAAAAACCATCTGATAGCACAACAGTAACAGTTAAGACTCTTAATAAGCAATCTACTACAAACGCATCTGCAAGAGCAGCAGCTCATACAGGTAGTATAAATGATTCAAGTACTGTAAATGCTACCTATACTATTTATGCACAAAAATTCAAGTATTCAATCAAACAAGCCGATAAAGACATATTTATGTTAGGCGAAATGATTGCGGCTCAGTTTAGAAGTGCTTTTATCGATTGGCACGAGAGAGTAGAAACTGCTTTGATTAGTTCGTTAGATACTAATAGAAGTCAGGCAGTAGTATCAGTAACACCACAATCAGGTACGTGGGATAATTCTAATTTCTGGTTTGGAGTATCAAATTCAGAAAGGGATTTTTATTTTCAGCATATACAATCGTTTATGCGGGAACAATATTATAATCCTACCTATGATGTAATAAATAATGTAGGTGCTGATATTGTAATGGCACAAATTGCACAACAAGGGGGCGGTAACTCTACTAATCTAGGTTGGCAACTTCCGGGTATTGATGGTGTTGTTTCAACTGGATTTGCAAACGAAACAGGATATGACTTTATGAGTTATATTTTAAAGCAAGGAACTATAGGAATTTTACCTTGGATACCAACATTAAACCGTCAAGGTTTTGGAGATATATTCCAAGAGGGTGGTAAATATTCTACTATGCCAGATCCTTTAGGGTCCGGACTTACTTTTGCAGTACACCAATATGCTACTGCTGCTGATAATGCTACACCAGCAGAGACTCAGGATATAGACATTCAAGTTGAAATTTCATGTGATTTAGCACCATTTTATGCACCTGAAACTACATCTAATGCAAACCCAGTATTTAAAGTTGGACTTTTAACATAGGATTATGAAAAGGATAATTATAATTTTCGCAATTTTGTTGATGGGAGTATCAACATTTGCACAAAGTAGAGGAAGAATAAAAACGGTTGCAACAGATAGCTTAAAAGGTAATAATAGCTCAATACTTGCTACAATTCCAATTACAGGAACATACGAAAGTATGTTTATAAAAATAACTGCAACTAGGGTATCTACAGCGGCAGGAGGTGTATTTTTTCTTAAAGCCGGATTAGATGAGGCTTCTGCACAAGAAGTTAATTCAGACAATTCAAGTGTTGAGTTTATGGTAAACGACACCATGACAACTACAGATGTGGCAACACAATATTTTAATATATTAATTGCAGAACCCGGATCCTCAAAATATTTTATATTTGGCGATGGAGATGCGAATGATACATTAAAGGTAGGGACAGAGTATTTATTAAAATAGATGCTTAATATAAACGAAATAAGGACAAATTTATTTGGAGTTGTAGGGCTTCGACAGCCTTACAATCCCGAATATGCAATATTGACTGCTGCTAATATAGCGAGCAGTTCAGGAATGTTCTTTGATCAATTTTCGAGTTATATAACTGTTGAGAACATTAAAGAAACGCAGCCTTATGCTGATATAACAGATGAGAATTTTAATCTTTGGTTAACAGATAAGATTAAAGATAGTATAAGTCGTGGATTAAATCAGTGTTTTAATGAAGAAGATTTAATTGAAAATAGGTTGCTATTTGATAATAGTATTCGAAAAGTATCATCTGATGAAATTGATAATGATGGTGATTTTGTAGGATATGAAATTGAAGTATGTAAACTGAAAGATGTTAAAGCAGTAATCAATAAAATCATTGCTGAGTTTTCGGGTGCAGGAGATGTTAAGATATTATTATTTAATGATAATTTAGACGCTACTTTGCAAGATGAAACAATAACAATCAATGCAACAAATGTACAATCTGTTGTAGATTGGGATTTGGTATATGCGAATTCTGTTGCTGGTGGTAGGTTTTACATTGGTTATTTGACCAATGGATTAACTCCTAAGGCATACAACAGAAATTTTAATTCAGCAAACAGTCAAAACTCATTTAACATGATGGGTATACAACCTATTAAGGTGAGTGGATGGAATGCTGAGACATTATTTGATATTAACGACATTGAATATGTGCCTGAAACGTTTGGATTAAACTTTGATTTATCGAGTTATAGAGACTGGACATCAATTGCGGTTAATGATAAAAACAAATTTAAGGATGTTATAGGTTATCAGTTTGCAGTAGATATTATTGGGATGATGTATGCGAGTACTCGAACTAATGGAATTGAACGACTACAAAAAGGGAATCTTTTAATTGAATTACAGGGAGGCTTCGTTAATGATGAACTACCTGTTGTTATAGGTGTCCAGACTAAACTAAAAAATGCAATTGAAGAGGTCAAAAAAACCTTAGTAAATCCACCAGAATTACAAACATTAACATTACAATGACATTAACAGGGCTTCCATATTATATTAATGATGCTAATACAAGGTTTACAAACCTATTATTTGAGGGTGAAGGTAAGACTATGCGCTTTGCAGGATTAGCAAATATTAATATAAGAACTGGATTACCTTATGTAAGACAATCTAATGGTGATTATTTCGATGCTCTATTCAATGATAAGTATTATTTAACGTCATTCTTTATTGAATCAGGAGATCGAAAAGATGTACCTGCAGGATTTACTGCACAAGTTGATTTAGTTGTTTGTGCTAATATGAAAAAGTTTGTAGCTGTTCCGGCTCAAAATATTCCTGCTTATCAGGAAGAAGATATTATTGATAAAGTGTGGGGTGTTATGAAATTAACGTCATTCATGAGAACGGCAATAGTAACAGATTTTAACGCATTGGCAGGATTTACATATACTGAAAAAATAAAAGAAACGATACATCCTTATTTCGTATTTAGAATAAAAACAAATTTAACAGGAATTTTAAAAATAAATTAATATGGCATATAATGCATTATTAGGACAAGAAAACGCAAGCAATGTAGGACAAAAATACGCTCCTAAAGAAGACTTAGCGAGAACACTAAAAGTCATTCTGACACCTAAAGACTTTCAATTTGCAACACAATCAGATGCAGAAACTGAAAGTAATTGGCAGGATGCGTTTGAACAAATATCTAGTAGATGTTTTGTTTTACCTTATGTATATGAAAACGAGGATAATTCAGAAGAAGCAGTAAGGCAAGATTTTCCTGGTGGAGATACTTTGGAAATCAGACCCGGTAGATATGCATCAAGAGATAAGTTTCATCTAAGTGTTTCTGACATGAAAAAGATGGCTTCATTCAACAATAAAGAATGGAGAATGTTTAAAATTGATGCAAACGGAAACATACAAGGAACATCTTCTGATGAAGTAGTATTTAAGGGATTTGAACTTACAGAGTTTAATGTTGAAAAAATGAATCAGACCATAGGTGATGTAAAACGATTGGTTCCGGTTTATTATAAAGAACGTGAGCCTTCAGAATGGACAGATCAGCCAGTTGTGATACAGCCTCTTAAATTAAGTGCATCACCTTGGGATCCAAGAGACTTAGACGGACTTACAGATGTTGAAATAACTGTTAATTCTTCAATAGCTACATTAATAGTAGTAACAGTAACAGCACACTTAAAGGGTGTTTTAATTTCTGGATTTGACGAGGTTGCTGATTGGATATTAACAGATGCTCAAACTATAACAGGAGTGACAGATAATAATGATGGTACTTACGATCTTGCGGGATCTGGACTTGTTACAGGAACTATCAACTTATCTGCATCGGCTGATTTATCTCAGGATGGTTATGAATCAACAGGAGCACAAATTGTAACAGTAGCATAACATGAAGATACGAGGCAGCAAACACACGTTTGGTGATGGTGTAAAGTCTTTAAAGTTTAATGAGTTTAAAGAACATTGTGAGGGCTTAAGGATATTTGCACAATTACCAATTAAGGAGCGTAACGATAAAATAAAAGAAGCTTATGGCAACCTTACAGGAAATGTCAAACAGGTTTCAAAGCCTGAATCTGGATCTGATTTACACAGCGACAATGTCGAATCAAACACAGGAGATATTGGAGCAGAATCGGGAACAAATGTTGGAAGGGAAAACATCAGAGGGAAAGAAGATAACGCCAAAGTACAAAAACAAACGTTACGCAAACCGAAAAAAGAAACAAAATCCTAAACCGGGGATTGGAACTCCTGATCTTTTTAAGTCAGGAGGTTTCCACGCCGACATTAAGATAGTTAAAAAAGGTACTGACTATTTATTTAAAACCGATTTAGGATACGCTAAAAAATATGTGGTTCCAAAATACGATGATATATTTGGGCTTGAACCAAAACGAAATAAGATATTTATAAATGAGGTTTTTCTCAAAGAATATACAGAAAAAATCAGGAAACACTTGCAAGTATGAAGAATATGATCACTATGGATCACTAGACTTTATTACTGTGTTTTGTTTCTTTATGGTAGCATCTACAGGAGACTATCGTTATATACTTAAATTGGATGACTACGAAAAGTTACCAGAAGATGCAGACTTGGCTAAATTGGAAAAGGTTTGGACAAATATCAATACAGAATTTGAAGCAACAGACGGAACTAATGAAACGATAATATATTTCACAAGAAGCAAGAGCGTTCATAATATGGAATTAGAATATCTAATGTTATGGAACTTACATACTTTACTATGTGTAGCTCCCAATCATGAGATAACAAAAGAATCATTTGAATATGCAGGAATCAAACCAGACGCAAAGAAGATTCATAAAAGGTTAAAAGCATTATCAAATAGGATTGAATTAAAAAGAAGTGATTTAAAAGAGGTTTCCGAGCCAACTGAAAAATTAGATGTTTGGGAAATAATAGCAATGATTGAAGATTTTAAAGGTCGCAATATAGATGTTCATACAAAAACAATGAGACAATATGTTGCAATGAAAAAGACAATTAAGAATGGCAGAAAAAGACAAGATAACGCAGAAGGACGTAATTGATAAGTCCGTAGCGGATGAAGTCAATCGGTTAAATGAAAGTTTAAAGGATTCTATTAAGTTAATGGGTGACTTTGCAAAACTTTCTACTGATGCATTCAAAAGTTCTGACCTTAAGAATATACAAGATATAACAAAAAGTGTTGATGCTAACAATAAGGTACGTGAGCAAAATATAGAGGTAAATAAGAAAGCCATAACAACTGCTGAAAAATTACGGCAAAAAACAAAAGAGGTTAGTATTGAAACCGAACGGGGGAAGATAGCTTTACAAAAAAAGCGTAAAGAGATTAGAGAAACTATTAAAGCAGAAAAAGCACAAGCAGGAAGTATTAACGATTTAAATCGTAAGAATAAAATATTACGTGAGCGAATTAAAAACGTATCCAATGAAACGGTATCGGGCAGGAAAAGAATAATTGCATATAATAGAGCAATAGATCGCAATGAAAAGAAAATAGATGCTGCTAGCGATGCAATGACCCGACAAAAACGAGGTATAGGAAAATATTCAAGCGCATTAAAAGGGCTTGGTAGTACATTGGGTTTGGTTACAGGTGGTTTAGCACTGGCAGGGGCTGCAATCCGTAAAGGTATTCAAATAACAAAACAGGCAATCGAAGTAAATAGATTATTCGAAAAATCATTTACAAATGTTTTGACTCTATTAGATGAAGCAGAGAAAAAAGAATTTAGAGTTAAGTTAGCAGAAGGAGCTGTTGATATAATTGCTAATTATGGACTATCAATAGAAGATACAAATAAAGCTTTATTTGATGCTATTTCTGCAGGAGTAGACGCAGGAGAATCAATTGAATTTTTAAACAAAGCTGCTAAATTAGCAATTGCAGGTAATGCAGAATTATCAACTGTAGTTGATGGAGCTACAAATATAATGAATGCCTATGGCGATCAAATCAAAAACGTTGATGATGTATTTAGTGTCTTTTTTGCTGGACAGGTAGAGGGTAAAACTGATGTAGCAGCATTGGCGAGTAATATAGGTAAATTAGCACCAATTGCATCTAGTGTAGATTTTAAAATGAATGAACTTTTTGCTACTACAGCATTGTTAACAAAACAAATTGGATCTACAGAGGAAGCTACTACAGTATTACGACAGGTAATGGCATCTGTAATTAAACCGACAGCAGAGTCAGTAGAAGTTTTTAAAAAGTTAGGAATATCAACAGGTGCAGCAGCAATAAAAGAAGAAGGATTTTTAAATATATTTAAACAAGTAACTGATGCAGCAAAAGATAATGAAGATGTATTAGCCGAATTAATACCTAATATAAGAGCATTAACAGGAGCTTCCGCATTAGGAACAGAACAGTTTGATGAGTTAGAACAGATAATAGCAGAATTAAATGATACTGAATTATCTAGTATAAAAGTTCAGAATGCGTTTAATGAGCAGATGAATACAAGTGCAAAACAAGCTGAATTATTAGAGGGTAGATGGAAGCGTTTATTGATAACAATAGGCGGAGGCGATAGTATATTTAAAAAAATAGGAACAGGAATAAGATCACAATTATCACAAGAAATAGATAACTTAACTGAAAAAATAGAAATATTTAGAGCTCAATGGAGTAGATTAACAGGGGAATTATCAAAACAAGAATACAGAGAATCATTAGTAGAAATACATAATAGATTTAACGATATAGGAACATCTTCAGATGAAGCGAAAGAACAAGTAATATCAGACAATGAAGCAGTAACAAACTCTTTTAAAAATGAATCAAATAAACGTGTAAATATTGAATTAGGGGAGAAAGAAGAAATTGTAAAAATAAAAGAAAAAGCTAATGAAGATGTATTAGCATTAATTGAGGAGCAAGACGAAAAAGAATTAGAGCTATTAGATGAAAAACTGACTAATGAAATTGATCTTTTACTTGGTAATGAAGAAGAAAAGTTCATGACTATCGAAGAGCTTAGACAACAAGATATAGCAAATCAAATAGCAGCAGATATAGAAAAAGGAGAAAGCAATAGAAGGTATATTGATTTTGCTATTGCTGCAGCAAGTCAATTATCAAATAGTATATTTGGTTTTTTAAACGCTCAATTAAACGCTCAATTAAACGCTGATATAGAAAAGGCTAAATCAAGGGGTGCATCTGAAAAGGAGATTGCAAAAATAGAAAAAGACGCTGCAAAGAAGAGACAAAGTTTAGCATTGACGCAGGCTATTATTAATACAGCATTAGCGGTTACTAGTGGGTTGTTAACGCAACCGTTTTTTCCTGCAGGAATAATTATGGGTGTATTAGCAGCAGCCCTAGGAGCTATAGAAATAGCAGCTATTTCAAGTGAATCATTTGCAAAAGGCGTTAAAGACACAGGATCAAAAGGAATGGTTGCAGAAGTTGGGGAGCGTGGAACAGAACGTATAAATTACGCTGATGGAACAAGCGTGTTGACTCCAAACGGTTCCACTTATACTTATTTACCACCACACTCAGAAGTAGTGCCAAATCATAGATTACAGCAAGATTTAGCAGATATGCAAATGATAGGCAATAAAAGAGGTTCAAGACAGGAAGATGATCAAAGGCAAAGAGCGGATCAAAGAGAGCTTATGAAAGCTATTAGGAATAGAGATGAAACAACTATAAATATTACTGAAGGCGGTTTTTATGTAACTGCTAAACGAGGCGAAAACAGAATCAAATATATTACACGTAAGTATAGAAGTTAATGGCAGCACAGAGATATATATTAAATCATGAATCATTAGGCGAACCGCTTATATTAGAGTTTGCTCCTGATGGTTGGGATGACTTAAAATATACTATTTCACGTAGTGGTAGTTTTCATGGTTTATTTAGGACTTATTCGGGTCCGCTGCGATTTGTTAAAGATGGTAAGATATTTATAGATGGTATTGTTACTACATATGGAACTGAAGCTGAGATAAGTATAGTAATACAAGAATTAAATCAAAGCACAAAAATTTGGGAAACAAAGGTTAGTGGTATATTAAATTTTGATCCAGAGACTTATAGTAAATCAGAAATCCATACAGAATTAAACTTTGAAGATAGTGTAGTACATAAGAAATTTCGAAATAGAGAAAATTTAGAAATAGCGTATAATAGAAAAGAATCAATTAACGGTACTATATTACCGGGATTCGCAAGTGAATCAGAAACAGTTGTACTTCGTGGTCAAGAGGGTCGTGATGAAGGTGATGCAACAGGAATCTATCCTTTTGAGGCTTTTAATAGAATATTTCAGGTTATTTGTGATTTAGATTACAATCCTGTTATTAGCTCTGTTTTAGGGCGTCCTTTATACGGATATGCTTCTGATGGTTTAGCAGCTAATGTAATGTTATCTAAAGGGCTTTTAATGCGTGGCGCAACATTAGCAGGTGATGAAGTTAGGGAGGGTGAAACAAATCTAAACTTCAAGGCTCGTGAATTGTTTGAGAATTTCGATAAACTTTTTAATCTTGGTTTAGATATTCAATTTGACAGCGTAAATGATAGATACAATTTTGTCATTGAAGAAAAGGGATTCTTTTATCAAACAACTGAGCTTTTCACACTTGACAATATAAGTGATCTTACTTATGAGTATGAATCAGAGTTAATGATTCAGAAAATAAAATCAGGTTATAGAAAATTTGCAGAAACAAATGATTTTGGATTATCCGAATATAATAACAGCATTGAATTTTCAGCGCCGATTTCAATAAGTGATACTGAATTAAATATTGAATCAACATATAGAGCAGATGGAACAGCTTTTCAAATAGCAATTGAAAACAGATTTACTGTAAGTGATGAAGAAAATAAAACCGATATAGATGAAGATATATTTTTCATTCATGTATTTGATGATTCAGGAACATTGAAAAGCGTAAAGAATGAGGGATTTGATTTAATTGGTGGTCTTTATGGGCCTAGGCCAATACAGGCAAATATATTTATATCTCCTGCTCGAAATATGACACGTTGGGGTGAATTTATACGTGCATCATTAAGTTTTTTTACAGAAGATGGAGTGATACGATTTAATAAAGCAGAAAATCTTAGTGATTTAAGAAGCCAAACAACCATAGAAACAGAGACTTTATTTGAAAATAGAGATTTGGATATATCATCTTTAAGGACTCCTAGATTTTCGGGACGCAAAGCTAATTTTAACAACCCATTAACACGAGCACAAATAGATATAATAGATGGGAATCCTTATGGGATAGTTAAGTTTTGGGATTACTTTGATAAAGTATGGAATTATGGATGGATAAAAGAAGCATCAACAGACAGAGTAGATAGAGATACTACATGGGAACTTTGGGAAGTTGCGAATTTAGAAGAAATAGCTAATAACTTAATCTATATGGATGAAGATGATATATTATTAATGGACGGCTCAACAGCTATTAAAACATTGGCATAATGGCAGGTAAGAATATAAAACAATTAACCAACGTAACAACTCCGGTATTAGAGGCTATTTTATACATGGTTCAAAATGATACAGACTTTAATATCACGTTACAACAAATTAAAGATTCATTTGGGATTGGAGATGTAGAACAATGGCAAACGCAAAGCATAGCAAACGGAACAACAGTATTTATAAATCTGGGAAGCGGAACAACATACGGAGCAATTGAAATAAAATATTTAATAAAAAGATCAGGACGTGGATATAGAACAGGTATAATTACTTTGTTAGTTGATGATAGCCATGCTAATGGATTAATTGTAACAGACAATTATCTAAGTCGTGATGATGGTGATGATTTAGGTTTGAATATGGATGAAGGATTTGATTCATCCGGAACAATACAATTAAAAGCAATAGCAGATTCGAGCGATGCAAATCCAGTTGTATTTAATTATAAAATAGTAAGTAAACGACCAATAACAGTATGATAAAAAAATTCACATTAGGAGCAGTTGAATGGACTGTAAAAGTCGATAATGATAAATTAGATGATAGAGAATGTTATGGATTAACCATATTTGATGAATCTAAAATTTTTATACAAGATGAAACATTAAAAATCAAGCGTTCTGATGGTGGTATAGAGTTAACTTTGTATCATGAGGTTGTACACGCAATATTAGATACATTAGGAGAAAAAGATTTATCACATGATGAAAAATTTGTAAAAAAGTTTAGTATGTTATTACATCAATTTGAAAAGACAAAAGAATAATGGCATTTATACAGATACCTTTAAGTAATACCCTAAGAATGGTTAGAACCGATAACCAAGGCTCTAACTTACAGAATTTTGACAATAGACTTTTACAGCAAGAGGACTATGTTGATTATAACGACCGTGTTTATTTTCAAAAGATAAGCGGTTCAGATACGATATTGATTCAATTTGCTACAGATGTAGCTTTAGGAGATATTACAGCAGGTATTTATGACTTAGAAGATGTATTAATATCAAATGAAACAAGTAATATATCATTAATCTTAACATCGACATCATTTAGTGTTTATAATTTAAGTATCACAATTGCAGCAGAAGGGTTTTATTATTTAAAAATAAACTTCGACTCTCCAGACACATATCAATCAGAATATTTTCAAATTGATGGATTTGAAACTGATAAAATGGTAAAAATGGAGTATAGCGAAAGCGAAAACGATGGTATAATATATGATAATAGCGAAACGTTTATAGTAAGACTAGAAAGTAGATTAGCAGAATATAAACCGGGACAAGAAAAAGTAGTTTATACAAATTTCAATGAAGCTTTATCAAATCTCAATTCTTTTCCTATACGAACATTCACTTTAGAGTATGGACCACTGCCAAGATACATGGTAGAAAAATTGAATTTAGCATTATCACATCAAATATTTAAGGCAAATGATGTTGAATATCAATCACAGGAAGGACCGGAAGCGGATTTATTAAAAGACAGTGTAGTAATTACAAATATGTATCATGGTACTGTGAATTTACAACAAGTAGATTATGAGGATTACACAGCAGCAGCAGATGATGTTGCACCTACAACGAATCATATATTAGTAAAGGATGAAGATATAGGTAAATTAATAATTAAAAATTTAGGAACAGAGTATTTCACAAGATATAAAGATTAAAATTATGGCAGTAGACGATTTAAGGATATACCAATTAGACGATGAGCAATCAAGTTATGCAAGCATTTTCTTAGTAGTTGATCATAGCACATTTTCAAATAGCAAAAAAATGCTACTGAGTGTTATTTATCCAAAAACAAATACACTCGATCCAGCAGGTAATTTTAATCCTGTAACAACATTGCTAAGAACAGATAATGGTAGTGGTGATGAAACAAAAGTTACTGTATCTGATTTGATAAATGATTCAGATGTTATTACGCTAATTAGGGCTTTATTTACTGAAACATCATGGTTAAATGGCACTAGGACTTATACAGAAATAGATGCTAATTCGTTTATATGCAAGGTTAAACAAGTTGGGAAAATGGTAACAGTTACAGGAACGTTAAAAATAAACACGGGAGAACAGCCTCCATTAAATGAAGTATTAATAACGTTACCTGCATCAATAAAAACAAGTTCACAAAATCAATATTTCAGTTCTTCTGATGATGTAAATGATGAAGTAATAGAGATGTATTTAGCAGCAAATACAAGAACCATTAAAGCACATTCAGACGATGCGAGTACAAATACAGTTCAGGTTTATAGCTTTACATATCCTGCAGATAATTATTTAGATTAAAATTATAGATTATGAAAAAAACAATATTATTAATAGCATTTTTATTTGTGAGTATATTAGGATATTCACAAAACAATGTAAGAGACATAAAAATTAGAAATTCTTTAACACTGCAAGACAGTAATGTAACAAACATAACTACAGGTGATACACTTGCGACAAAAGAATGGACTATAGAAAACGCAGCTATCTTAACAGGTAATCCAACCGAAATATTTTTTAATTCGGGTGGTATCTTAGGTTCAAGTCCATTATTCACTTACGATCCTTCAGATAGTACTTTAACCGTAGATTCATTACAACTAGCAAATGGTGAAAAAATATCATGGAACTCAGACGATAATACAATAAATATTCCGACAGGTTTCGGATCAGTTATTCAGGCAGGTCAAGAAATACAAATAAAAGTATATAATAGTACCGGGTCTTTAATTCCCAACGGCTCTGCTGTTTATCCAAGTGGAATATTCAATGATTTTGGTAGTATAAGTTTAGCACAAAGTAATTCACATGAAAATATTGGTGTTGATTATGGCTTAACGACTATTAGTATTGATGACAACAACTTTGGATTTGTAGTATGGTTCGGTAAAGCTAGAGACTTAAATACATCAATGTATAATCTTGGTGATACAATTTGGATTTCTGCAAGCAATGCAGGTGAGTTAACTAATGTTATGCCTTCGTTCCCTAACTACGCAATTCAGATAGGTATAGTAATGAAAGTAGGCGTATCAGATGGAATTATATTCGTAACAAGTAGAAGTACGATAGATGATACGTTTATTAACTTTTATAATGGCGTAATACGAGAAAATTTTGATTTTAGAGTAACAGCAACAGGAGGTGTTATAACTGGAACATTAAGCCCAACAAACGGACATCCTGATTTAACTTTAATATTTAGTGATGGATTTACTACGTTTGATACAAGCCCTTCAGCTACAATAACATTGACAGCTGGTACGAATAAGATTCCACAAATGAATTATGTCTATATTCCAAAATCGACAAAAGTATTAACTGTAAGTACATCAAGTTTTCCTACAACTGAACATAAAGCAATAGCAAAATTATTACTTAAATCATCTGATTTTGTAGAAAAATATAAAGCAACTATAAATCAAAATATTAATGATCCACTTGCAAATACAACAACATTTCAAGGTCAATTATCGGTTATAACCAAAAGAATAAGACGTGATCATGCAAAACATATCTCAGGAACAGAGGGAGTTTCTACTATAGAAACCGGTCCAACTCCTGACGATGTTTGGGTATCTGTTACAGAAGGCAGGGTAGCACAATTGAATGATCATACATTTCCTGCATTTGATTCACAAACAGGTGATAGTTTATATATTTCTAATCATTTTACTAATCCTGACACTTTAATTGGGAATCTAAATGAGTTATTAAATGATGCTTTAGGAAACTCTATAAATAATACTAGTTTAAGTGTAGTTTCGTGGGGTGTTATTAATAAAACAGGCGAGCCATCATTAGTTAAAATAAATTTACCTGTAGGAACTTATGCTTTTGCATCACCTGATAACGCAGTGTCAGATGCTCTGAATTACTCAGTCTATAGTTTTCCTACTGAATATACAGGTGTAGGATTCTTAATTGCAAGATTTACATATACATATAAGAATGATGTTTGGGTGTTAATTGATACTGAAGATTTAACAGGATTTACTCCAAATACAGCAGCCGGAGGGGGAGCAGGTGGTGCAGGTGTTACTACATTTTTAGGATTAACAGATACCGAAAGCTCATATACAGCTTATGAATTTCAGGTTGCAAATGCAGGGGCAACAGCTTTAGAAAGTCCAAGTAATTTAGTGTATGATGGCACACATTTAGGAATTGGGACATCTTCGCCTAACTTATTTGTTCCACTTACAATATCGTCAAGCGTACCCGGAATACAGTTTATTGATATAGATGGGGCAGATTGGCTATATAATGCAGATGCAGGAAGTTTCACAATAAAAGAGGGGGTTGCAGGAAGTGCTCCAATTACACACTTTACAATTGAATCAGGAGGAGATATATTGTTAGGAGTCGTTGCTAAAACACATGAAAACGTCACAGAACAATTCATAATAAACCCTCAGGGAGATTTGACTGGAACATTAGCAGCTCCAAATTTAGCTTTTACTAATAGCGATTTAACGACAGATGTAGGTTTGTTTTTAATTTCTGATAATAATTTAGCAATTACTGTTAATTCAATTGAAGCAATGCGCCTAACAGAAGATGATGTTACAGTTGATAGCTCATTATATGTTGGTGGTAATGTTGGAATTGGAACAATAACTCCATTAAGAAAACTTGAAGTTTTTGATGCAACGAACTCGGTGATAGGTTTATTTAAAGGAAATAATGCAACTGCAAATTACATTGATATAAATAATTTGAATGCAGCAGGTGATGTTGGAATTAGATTTCAAAGCGAAACGTCTGTGAAATGGGCTGTTGGGAATCACAAAAATAATTCGGATGCATTTACGATAGGATCGGGTGCATTTGGTTCATCTGATAAATTTATAATAAATAGAACGTCTGGAAATATCAGTATTAATAACACTAATGATATTTACAAGTTTGATGTAAACGGTACAGGAAGATTCACAGGAATAGTTAATTTTGATGTATTCCCTATTACTCCAAGTTCAGCACCTACAACAGATTATCAAGTTGCAAATAAAAAGTATGTTGATGATAATATTAGTGGGTCTGGAACATTTTATTACGCTGTAAATCCAAGCTCTTTTATAGCTTCTGCTCCAAATTCAGACCCGGTAGCTCTTACAACAGGACAGATAAGTGCATCATCGTCGACTATAAATATATATGCACCAATTAACTTACCACATGGAGCTACTGTTACGTCTGTTATTGTAAGGGGTGACGTAAGTACAAGAACATGGGCTCTAACTAGGTTTGCTAATGGAGGTAGTACTGGTAATGGTTTAGCAACTGCGGTACTAAATACAGTAGATACTAGTATATCACTTGAAGTTATAGATAATGAAAATTATAATTATGGAATAAGTGTTTCTCAGTTGGAGGTAGGAGAAAAGGTTTATGATGCAACAATAATTTATACTTTGTAAAATTAAAAACTATGAAAAAACTAGCAATTATATTCAGCATTATGTTATTTGGGTTAATTGGATTAGTACAAACAGATACAACAGTATTTTTTGAATCTAAAACTATTGATGTAACAACAGAAAGGACAATAACTAACCGAAGTGTAAGATAATTGATAATAATTTAATAAATTTGTATAATGAAAAAAAATGACATTTTTAAGATAGCAGTTACATCTATTGCAAGCATATTTATAACCATCGTTATACTTTCATTTACAGTTATAGGAAGCAAGGCGAATAAAGACTATGTTGATGAACAAGACAAAGAAATAAGGACTGAAATCAAAACAACTATGTCAGAACATGAAAAGATACATGAAGAAACAAATCGACAATTCACACAAATTCAAACTGATTTAACTATTATAAAGGAATATTTAATCAATAAGCCATGATAGAACAATTTGGTCAATATATAGTACAAGCTCCGTTAGCGGTAATAGTATTGGCTTATATTTATTTTGCGGACAGACAAAAAGCAAAGGTTATTAAAACTTTATCTGAACAAAATACAGAATTATTAAAATTAATAGGTGATTTAACAAAGAAAAGATGAGCAAATACTTATACATATTAGACAACGGACACGGACTGAACACAACGAAAAAAGAGTCTAAAGTTTGGCAAGATGGAACCCAACTAAAAGAATATCAATTTAATCGTAATGTAGTTAAATATTTATCTTTTATGCTGCGTGATGCTAAAATTGATTTTGAGATTTTAGTAACTGAGTTGAAAGATATTCCTTTAAAAAGTGGTCGTGCTGTACGTGCTAATGAGTTTTCAAAGAACAGAGATAGTATTGTAATTTCTATTCACGCAAATAAATTTCCACCAGATGATAGAGTAAATGGATTTGAAACACATTATTTCAAAAGAAGCGGATACGAAAGTAAAAGAGGCAAAGAAATCGCAAAAATATTTCAAAAACATATTGGTACATTAGGAAATAACAGAGGCATAAAGGGATCTCAATTCGCAATACTCAGATGGCCTAAATCTCCTAGTATTTTAACTGAGAATGGATATTATACAAACGAAAAAGAATGTAAAAAGCTAATGACATCTGATTTTCAGTATGAAATAGCATTACAACATTATAAAGCAATTCAAGAAATTGAGGCGTCATGAAAGAGTACTTAATAGTGATAGGTATAACGTGGTTATCTAAGACTTTAATAGATTTAGGTATAAAGTATTCAAAAACAACTAAAAATACAATAGACGACGTTATTTTCGATAATTTAAAGGGTTTATTAAACAGTATTACTAACATAAAAAAGAAAAAGAAATGATTTTAACAAAAGAATTAAGAAAAGCATTTGCAAAAAAACTTGATGATTTAATTAAGTTGCCAGTTTGGGCAGAACCATTCGATCGAATGTTATTTAAAATAGCATTAGAATATCTTGATGAAAATTATGGTGAAAAAATTCCTGAAAAGTTTGTTGATGATATTCAAAAGACAGTTCAGTTGTTTGTTGATGACGATTATATTGGAATATTAGAAGTGATTCCTAATGTAATTAATGATGTTGTTGACATTCCTGGACTAGATGAAGATTTAGAAGGTAAGTTTTTTGCTATAAATCTTAAAGCTATATTTGAGTTTATTAAATATTATGCTGAAAAGAATAAATAGCCGAGATTTGCGGAATAAAAAAAGACCATCATTCCAGTGATGGTCTTTTTAATTAAACCTAAAATTGAATTAGTGATTAGAACATATTACTAAATATATGCGACTTCAAAATTACGAATAAATAAAATGATACGCAAATAATAAAATATCAGTGATTCTTTGTGTTGTTAATTATTATCGCTTTCGTAATGATCATAACTATCATTATCTCTACAACCGTGGCAAGGTTCTACATATTTACTAATTGCATTATGCTTACAGGTGCCACAGTCAATAATAGGCACAGTTAACAATTTGATTAACTTTTGTTCAAGCCATTCTACGTAATCAATGTCTGGTTCATTTTGTGTGTTTTCCCAGTTATATCCTGACTCATTTTTAAATTCGCGTCTTAATTTTAATTTATCCATATTCCTATTTTAGTTTCTCATGATGAAACAGTTCTTCTTCAGAACATGCTACGTATTTATCAAGATGTTTATAATAACCTTTATTTTTAATATTCCAAACGGTTTGCCTAGAACAATTGTATTTTTCGCATATATAAAATGTCTTAACTTTACCCTCGTTTAGCAATTGCTTAATCTCAATTACTTGCTTTTCTGTTAGTTTTCTGTTTGCCATATCAATAATATTTATTGACAAATGTAATTATATAAAATCGCAATAACAAATAATAAGGTATAAAATGCATTTAATAATATAAATTTAAAATAATTACTAAATAGTTTGCATATTGACAAAAGTCAATGTATCTTGCAATCGAATTAAACTTAAAATTATGAAAACCGAAGAAAAAAAGCAAGTGCAAGAACTACGTGAAAAATTGATAAAAGAAGCTAAATGGTCAATCGCTTATCATACTCAAAAATTAAGAGAAGCAAAAATTACACTTCAATTATTAATAAAATAAGGATATGAAAGCTTGGTTTGAAACATCAGAATTAAGATGTAGGATAGGAATTATTACAGATCACTATCTAAATTACATTGAATTACAAGATATGGAAACATTAGAATTTCATATTGTACACGAAAGTAAAGTTGAATTAATAAAATAGGTATGGTAAATTTAAGATTTAGAATAAAAAAAATGACAGATCAATTAATTGAATGGTCTGAGGACAATACAGCAGGGTTAATAATGTCAAGACCTATGATTTGGAAACTCACTTATTATTTATGGAATCATAGACTTATTATAAGTGATATTGATATAGATGAGTTGATGGGAGATTTAGAAAGCGAGAGAGGATTTTTAATGAAAGCATCAGATTTTAAAGGATTAATTGAAATAGAAATGAATAAATATAAAATAAAATAATCATGACATCCAGAGAAAAGGCAATGCAATGGTGGTATAAAATGAACTTAGAACAAAAGTTTTTTAAAACCATAGAACACAATAATCTAATAATAGGTGATTGCGCTCGACATCCTGATACATTAACAGGTAGTGAAATTGAGTTAATTTACAATGAAGAAAGCAAGAATCAAAAGAAACTTTTTTAATAAAATAAGATATGAAAACACATTGGTTACAAAATCCGAATAAAAATTATCTTGGTCATTGGGATTTGCCTGATGGTAAGGATATGATATTAACAATTAAATCTGCAAATTGGGAGGATGTTACAAATCCGGTCATAAACAAAACTGAATCAAAAAGAGTTGTAAGATTCGAAGAAAAAGTAAAGCCTTTTATTTGCAATCAAATTAATGCCGTTTCCATTACAAAATCAACAGGTGTTAAATTTATGCAAGATAGTCTAGGATTTAAAATACAGCTTTACGTATCTACGATTATAGATAACAGAACGAAGGAAACTATAGACTGTATTAGAATTAGAAAAGAATCTGTTGTTAAGAAGGAATTACCAAGTTTGATACCATCTGATAAAACAAATTGGGATAAGGTAGTATTAGGGTTAAAAAACGGATTCACTATTGATCAAGTAAAAACTAGATGGTCGTTATCGAAAGCTGCACAAGAAAGTTTAGTAATGGAGGCAGCGAAATGAGAGAATTTAAAGCAAGATGTTCAAAACTTAATCATATTAAGATAACATCAATAACTGATAAGCAATTAATAACATTAGATGATTTGTCAAAAAAAGAAAAATTAACTGTTAAGCAAAATGAAACTTTAATTGACCTTAAATACAAAAGAGATAATCCGGAAATTTCACAAGGTACTAAAACCTATTGTAAGAAATGGTTAAAAGAGCAGACATTTAAAAGACGAAAAGAATTTACATCTAAATATACTGAAAAGGGAAATATTACAGAAGATAATAGTATAGATTTCATTGCAGATCAACTAGGATTTGGTATGTTAATTAAAAATGAAACCTTTTTTAGTAATGAATATTTTGATGGAACACCCGATGTAGTTATTTCAATTCTTGTTATTGATGCTAAAAATAGTTGGGATCAAGATACGTTTCCTTTGTATGAAACCGAAATTCCAGAAGATGATTATTATGGTCAATTGCAAGGATATATGAATTTAACAGGCAAAAGGAAATCTTTATTAGTTTATATATTATCGGATACACCAATAAATATAATTGAACGTGAAGCGTATTTCTGGTGTAGGGATAACGGATATGAAGAGTTAGACATTGAAGTTCATAAAGAATTTATCCGTAAAATGACTTACAATGATATTCCTAATGAAGATAAAATAAAAGTTTTTGAAGTTGAATACGATGAAGCTTATATTAAAGAAAAAGAATTAGGTGTTAAATTGTGTCGGGAATACATCAAAGAATTAATAGATCAAAGAGAATCAGAAAAGAAAAGGATCAAAAAAACTTATAATGAAAAAGGATAATCTATTAATATTCAAAGACGGTAAACCACAACCATACGAACAAGAAGATCGTATCGAATATGCTAAACTAAAAGAAGGTGATTTTATCAAATGGTCAACTTACGATGTAAGATCAATACTTTATCACAGGCGGTTTTTTAAATTACTTGCTACGGTATTGGAACACATCCCAGAGAAAGTTAATTCATACGTAGATAAAGAAACCGGATTAACAGGTGATAGATATGTAACAGTTGACTCATTATTGATTGAATTAAAGCTTCAAATGCACCTTTATGACCTTCATGTTACTTTAGGCGGTAAACAGATTTATGTTCCCAGGTCAATAAATTTTAAGGGAATGGGTCAAAAGAAGTTTCAGAAGTTTGTAAAAGATGCACAGCCGATAATATTAAAGAGGTTTTTACCGGACATTTCAGTTGAAACGTTTGATAAGGAATTTATGAATTTAATGTTTGATTAATAACTAAAATTATGGAAATAGATATTAAAAAAGTAATGGGGGATACTCCAAAAGATCAATATGAAGCAGTTAGGAAAATGAATAAAGCTCAACAGGAAGTTATAGAAGCTTTACATATTATGCAATCAGCTATAGATTTTCCAGAAATAGAAATGATTGAGATAAATCAGAAAAGGATGAAAGATTATTTATCTAAATTTTGCAAAGATTAACTAAAAACAATATTATGAAAACAGTATTTAAAACAGTAAACGAATTGATTGAAAAAGATGAAAAATGTCCACTTCCATTAGAAGTAATTCCTAATTACATGGGTATTAATTTATGTTCTGTTGATGCAATTAGTTGGCAAAAGCAAGATGATGGACAATTAACTAATTTGACAATTCATTTTTTACCAGAATAAATAGTTAATTATGTTTGATATTGTCGATAAAATTCACTTACTTTGTACTATGAAAACCGTGTATGTAAATGTTTATAATGCTTTAGGGCAACTATATAATACCGAACTAGGAGTTAAGCGGTTTTCTTCCTTGTTCGGTTATTTTTTACATATCGGTTTCAAAATGGTCAACCGAGTGAGTGATTTTATCGACTCTATCCAAAAAGACATCAAGTTAACTACATCGAAAAACCGCAAATCCAATCAATGTTCCACAAGCCAACAAATTGGTCAAGTCATGAATTATATTATTAGCGGAAATACTGCTGACAGTCAGTAGATGTATATTTGCTTTGGATTAGTTTTAAATAATTAATCAAACTCTCTTTAAATAAAATGACAGTATAAGGCTTGTTGTATCTAATAAATAGAAATTATGATTAAAGAATTAACTGAAATTAGAAACGAATTATTACTAGGGTTAGAGTCTAAGGATTTGCTTTATATTAAAATGCAAGTTAATAAATTAGATACGCTTATATATAAACATAGCTCAAATAGCATTAAGAAAAAGGTTGACAAAAAGAAAAAAGGAACTTGTGGAGGCACAAATTTAGGCCCTTGGTGTATAGGATGTCAAAATGATATAAATAAGTGTCCAATATATAAATGTGATTGTTCTAATTCAAAGAAAATGGAAGGCATAAGTAAGAATTGTAAAGTACACAATTAATGAATCTAATAACTATTAAATAAGAAGTCATGAGTAAAAGACAAAATCAAGAAAGGCAAAAAGAATTAGAGCCTAAAAGACTTGAACGTGCAAAAGCAAAGATTAGGGAATTAGATTTACCGATAATTCATGAATCCGATAGAATGTTTAAGTTTGTTTATGATGAAGAAATAATTACATTTTATCCGTATTCAGGTTGGGCTACAGGTATAGGCATAAATGATGGTCGTGGATTAGATAATTTATTGAAGCAATTGGTATGAGTAATAATGTACATCTATCTAATGGCAAAAGCATAAGCAGATCGGTATTTGAGCGAAGGATAACTTTAGCTAAAGCTATGGTGTTAAATAGGCAAATAGAGGCTTACGGATATAATTTTTGTGTAAAATGTAAGCAAAATGATTGCATCCCTGTACAATGCAGCCATAATGTAAGCGTAAAGGAATGTGTCGAATCCGGAAAAGCTGAATTAGCTTATGATATTAATAATATAGAACCAGTTGGGCATTATTGCCATCGCAAAAAGGATGGTTTAGATTTGAAATTTAAAAACAATTAAAATATAGAGATATGAGTAAAGAACATGAATTAACCGAAAAATTAAAAGTAATAGAAACTGAAATCCATGATAATAAGATAGATTTAAATTCTATTAGTGCAAAACTAGATATTGCGTATAAGTATGAAGATGATTTAATACAAAGACTTCAAAGCGCAAGAGAAAACACAACCAAATTAAGGAATGATTTTTTCAAAACGGCGGGCGAAATTTCTGAGCAATACGATAAAATAAAAAATATTGTAGATATATTCACAGGTAACTTTTACAATCATAATATCTAAAATATGTTGTATAATTCATTAATATTTTGTACATTTAATTGCATTAAATAAAACCTAAAAATATGAAAAAGACATTAATAATTTTAAAAAGCTTAATCGATCCTAGAATAATTGATTACTTTGAAGATGAATTTGATATTACGGATAAGGAAACAGAATATGAGTTTAAATTCAAGTTCAATAATCAAGGTGAAGAGTTCGAAATATTCATTGCGTTTAAAGTAAATGAGCGTGGAGAATATAATATTGACTTTATAAATGATATTCAGGTAATTGACAAAAATGGTTTAAAATATAGTGTAGGAAACGATAAAAAACGTCAAGAATTTAATCAATTGATCATCTTAAATAAGAGTATCAATCCTAATAAAAAGACTGTTCATGAAGAAATAACAGCTATAATAGATAAGGAAAAACAGAAACTTAAAGAACGCAAGAAAGAATCTGAAGCAATAGACCAGCATAATGAATATTTAGACTTAAACGAAAGATAATGCCCACTAACAGCCATCCGGATAACAGACGTGAAAGAATAACCGAACGTCAGAAAGCATTAAATTTGCTTAAGGAGATGAAGAAACGTGAAAAGGGTTATATTGCTGTTAAAGTTAAAGATGGCATACAGGATTTACATAAATATATTAAACCTAAAAAATAAGATATGACATTTAAAGAAAGAATGATTTACAGGCAAATAAAAGCTGCAATACTATCTAAAAAAGACCTTAATCATTTCAGAGGTCAAAAGAGATATGTATTAGATTTGCTCGAGGGATTTTTATTTTACTATCCTGAGACCGGTAAAATATTACATTCTGACAAAGGATTAATATTCAGAGATCGTAACACTTGTTGGTCTTTATTGCCGGAACTAAAAGAATTGTTAAATCAAATAATAGGATGAATATATTGTGAAGATAGGATTAATAGATGTAGACGGGCATAATTTCCCTAACTTAGCTTTAATGAAGATTTCAGCTTATCATAAGAATAGTGGAGATGATGTTGAATGGTATTTTCCTTTTAATACATATGATAAAGTTTATAAATCAAAAGTGTTTACATTTACACCAGATCATTATGGATTTATTAATAATACTATCGAAACAATACAAGGCGGTACTGGATATAATATTAATACTAAATTACATATAGAAATTGATAATTGCACTCCTGATTATGATTTATATCCTATTTCTAATTGGTACGATAAAGAAACTGCATACGGATTTATTACAAGAGGGTGTCCAAATAAATGCGATTGGTGTGTAGTTCCTGAAAAAGAGGGTAAAATAAAGCCCTATATGGACATAGAAGATATTGCACAGGAATTCAAGAAAGTAATTTTATTAGATAATAGTATACTCGCATCTAAATACGGTTTACAACAAATAGAAAATATCATAAAATTAAAATTAAAGGTAGATTTCAATCAAGGATTAGACGCACGAATTATTGCTAATGATAAAGATATTGCAAAACTATTATCAAAAGTAAAATGGCTAAAACCTTTACGGATGGCTTGTGATACCAGAAGCCAAATGAAATACATTAAAAAAGCTACTGAATTATTACGTAAATATAATACAACTCCACAAAGATATTTTATATATTTATTAGTCCAAGATATAAAAGATGCATTATACAGAGCGGAATTTTTAAAGACTCTTAATTTAGATGTGTTTGCACAACCATATAGAGATTTTAGAATAAATATAGAACCAGATAAAGAATTAAAACAATTTGCTCGTTGGGTAAACCATAAAGCAATATTTAAAAGTGTAAAATTTGAAAATTACAAACCTTAAATGAATATAATGATATTACGAAGATTAGGAAATAAATCTAAAATAGCAAAGGAAATTCAACAGTATTTCCCACCTCACAAGATTTATATCGAGCCGTTTTTCGGAGCCGGGGGAATGTTTTTTAATAAGCCGAAAGCAAAATATAATATTGTTAATGATTTAGATTCTGATGTTTTTAATTTATTTCAAGTTGTAATAAACCAAAAAGAAGAATTAGAGAAAGCATTTTATATGATGCCTATTCATTCAGATTTATTGGAGTACTGGAAAGAAAAATTAGAATCAGATCCCCTTAAAAAGGCTGTAAGATTTTTAATGTTAAGTAATATGACTTTTTTAGGTAAAGGTAACAATATTGTATTTAGTGCTACTGGGAAAATGAAAGCATTAAAAGATAAATTTAAAGAAAGATTAAATTTAACATTCAATTTATTGTATGATGTTTCTTTTAATTGCAATAACTTTAAAACATTTATAGATTCAATAGAATTTCAAAAAGATGGCAGGAATGATGAAGCAAAAACATTTATTTATGCAGATCCTCCATATATTTCAACAGATAATAATTATTCAAATTCATTTACCAAAAAAGATAGCAATGATTTATTTGAATGTCTACAACAAACAGGATGTAAATTTGCAATGTCTGAGTTTAATAATCCGTTTATATTAGAACAAGCAAAAGAACGCAATTTAAACGTTATAACAATAGGAGAACGCCAAAATTTAAAGAACCGTAGGATTGAGATATTAGTTACTAATTATGAAAGTCATCCAACACTATTCCAATGAAAAAACTAAAAACCTGCAAAGGATTTAACTTAAATTATAGAAAATGTTAAATAAATCAAAAGGGAATATGTATCCATGGATAAATTACACGTGGAATACAATTAAAGGTCAGTGTTACCATGATTGCAGTTATTGTTATATGAAAGATTGGGGCAAATTAAACCCTGTTAGATTCGATGAAAAAGAGCTTAAAACAGATTTAGGCAGAGATAATTTTATTTTTGTTGGTTCGAGTTGTGATATGTTTGCTAAAGATATTCCGGATGAGTGGATAATAAGGACATTAAATCATTGTTCAATGTTTGACAATGATTATCTATTTCAAACAAAAAACCCTAAAAACATAAGGAGAATTTTACCACCCAAATCAAATGTATGTGTAACTATTGAATCAGATAAATATTATCCTGAAATAATGAGAAACAGCCCACATCCATTAAGAAGGTATGAACATTCATTATTAATAAGACATCCGTTTTTTTTAACAATAGAACCAATATTGGATTTTGATTTTAAATTATTCTTAACAATGATAACAGAATTAGATCCAATTCAAATAAATATTGGAGCAGATTCAAAAGGGCATAAATTACCGGAACCACCTAAAGAAAAGATTTTGGAATTAATTAATGAGTTAGAAAAATTCACGAAGGTAAAATTAAAGAAAAACTTAAATAGATTGATAAAATAATCCAACTAGTCGAAAAATTCGATAAGTTCAAAATAGATAAAAGTATGAAGATATTGATAGCATGTGAAGAAAGCCAGGCGGTTACAATTGAGTTTAGAAAACTAGGTATCGAGGCTTATTCATGTGATATGCTTGATTGCTCAGGAGGTCATCCAGAGTGGCATATAAAAGGCGATGCTATAAAAGAAGCCTATTCAGGAAAATATAAAATAATGATTGGGTTTCCACCATGTACCTTTTTAAGTTATGCCGGTACAAGGCATTGGAATAATCCAGGAAGATTAGAAAAAAGATTAAAAGCATTAGATTTTTTCGCAAAATTATGGTTAGCTCCAATTGATATGATTTGTTTAGAAAATCCGAAAGGTTGTGCATCCCCAACAATAGCAAAATATAGTCAGGAAATACAACCGTATTATTTTGGTGACAATGAAATGAAAACAACTTGGTTGTGGCTTAAAAATTTACCATCACTATTGCATTATGAATTAGATAACTTATTTGAACAAAGAACGCACACCAATAAACCAGAACCTCACAGTATATTAAAAACAACAGGTAAACCAACATATTTTGCAGATGGTAAAACCAGAGACCCAAAATTAAGAAGTAAAACGTTTCATGGAATTGCAAAAGCAATGGCAACTCAATGGAGTGAATATTTAAAATAATCCCAACTAGTGCAAAAATTGCACAAGTTCAAAATAAACCGTAATTGATGTTCGGTAAAAACATCATACATTTATATATACATATATGTTTATACTAAGAAGGATTACATCAGAAAACAAACAAGTGAATGACTGTTTAGGAGATCGTTATCACCTTGTTTTGAAAGAAACCAACAAAGATGACTATGTAGATGCATTAACAGAAGTGAAATGGAAGGGTGATGACGATGAATTGTACGGATTTGTCATTTATTCAAGTGGAAATGAAATGATACACAGTCCATTGTATAAGGAATCAATTTACTTTATTATGACTGAAAGTGGTAAAACTTTTGCAAATATCACTTTTAAAGTTTGATATTAAATTAATTATTTGTAATTTAGCAGATAATTAACAGCTACGATATGGTAATAAAATTTAATACATTTATAAATATAGCCCTTTCTGGGATAAGTGATCACAAGGTTTACGTAGCTGTTAACTTGTGGTTTTCTTGTTTTAGGAAGGGTTTTTTTTAATACTTAAAATTATGGATAGATTTAATTGCCCTATGGCAAATTGTTTTGAAGATGAAATATATTGCGGTTATTATGATGTATTTTATATGAAATGCTTTGAAAATAAAGATTGTCCTGAAGAAAATGGAGATCATGAAGATGATCAAGAATATGAGTATGAAGATGGATTACCAAACTGGTAATTAAAACGAATAGTTATATTATGAAAACACTATCAGAAAACGAAAACAAAGTATTAAATTACCTTTATAGTCATTCCGGATTAACAACTAGAAAGGCTGTAAATGAATTAAATATAATGAACGTGCAAGATGTGATTTTCCGACTTCGTAGGCTTGGTTATTATATTCAAAAAGAATGGATAAAAACATCTAATAATAAGAGATATGCTACTTATAGTTTAGAAACAATTAGTTATGAGAAATGAAAGCATAAAAATATTGTATGATAAGATCAAAAAAATTAAAGCCATGCCGTATAAATATATGCCATATAAAAAGCAATTAGGTACAAAAGAATGGCAATATTTTAGATTATATGTAATATTAGCAAAAGGTACTAAATGCGAATTATGCGATTATAATAACATTAAATACTTGCAGCCACATCATATAGAATATAAAAAAGGTTTGATGGCTTGGCAATATGAATTAATCGACATGATGGTTTTATGTAGAACACATCATAAAAAAATACATATGCCTATGTTAAGAGAAAAATACAATAGAACTAAATCTTTAAAAAAAATAATCAATGGCTAAGGAACTTCCATACTTCAGATTTTATCCTAGTGAATGGTTAGAGGGTGATATTACACTCGAAAATGAAAAAACTCAGGGCTTTTTTATTAAACTTTGTGCATGGTATTGGAAAAAAGATTGTAAAATTGATTTAGAATTCATAAATAAAAGGTTAATCAACGGTAAAGCGATGCTTAAGCAGTGCTTAAATACATTAATTGAGTCTGAAGTAATAAAAGTGAATGAAGATAAGACAGTTAGTATATATTTTCTCGATGAACAATTTGATATCTTAAGTGAAAATAGACAAAAAAAGGTTGATTCTGGACGTAAAGGAGGTCAAGCATCGGTTAAGCAACGCTCAAGCTATAAGTATAAAGATAAGTATAAAAATAATAATAAAATAAATATAGATAATAAGCAAACACTAAACTCAGCAACAGAAATTTTTAAATTTTTAAATGAAATAAAAGAAGAAAAAATGCAAGGAATGATAGAACTTGCTCAATTTAGTGGAAATTTAAAAGAGCTTAAACAAAAATTTTCAGTTGAGTTCATCGGTCGTTATGGTTTAAATAAAACAAAAGAAGAAGTTTTATCAACTTTTCAAAGTTGGATGAATAGAGATAAAAACATTAAAAAGCCTATGACAGATCACGAAAAAGTAAAAGAAGATAGTAGAAAAAGTAAAATATATCCAGGTACAATCAAAGATAAAATTTATGGGGGCATGGATAATATAGGTAGTATATTGAAAAATGATGATTAAATAAACTGATTTAACTAAAATAAAATTGTAACTTGTATAAGTATATTAAATCAGTAAAATAGTGAAGCGGATGAAGTCTAACATTTTGGAGAATAAGGGAAGGTTTTAAGATACCTTCCCGGAAAAAGTTAATTATTAACGAACAATAAATATTATGAAATTATTTAAAGTGATGACGCAAGGAATGAAGTCTAATTGTACTGGTGTCGCTTATGGAACTGCTTACGTAGTGGCTAGCGATCCAACTGAAGCTTATAAGAAATTAAGAAGATTCTTAGATAATGAAGATTTAGGCTTTAGATCAGAAAGAGAGCTAGACACAATCGAAGTGATTGCAGATGAAGAGCAGTATAACGATGTAGGATTTATATTATACACCTAATAATATTTATCTTTACTCTGGTATCTTAAAACTTGCCCTTGATTCATAGTTATACACTGTGAGTTTAGGGAAAAACTTCAATTGTTGTACAAGTTTTAAGGTGTGATGGAATATTCTCGGCTGTTATAGCACAATGGCTTTTGGTTTTTGCGCTTTGGAGCGAGGGGAATTTTAAAATTTATTTCAATTATGGAAAAAGATTTAACAGAAGCTAACGGAATTGATCTACTTGATGAATTCGAAAAACTTATTCAAGAACAAGCGAGAAAACCTAAAACATTTGATAAAATTAAATACAAAAAGGAGAGATTAAATATTGTCTACGAAGAAGTTTTTAGAAGAATGTTTAATTATGTTAACTAATTTTTAAATTAGGGAAGGACAGTGAGTCATTGTGCTATAATATTTCAAGTTATATGTGACGGAAATTTTTAACACTTTTTATATGGGATGTAAAGACAAATCAATATTTAGACAGAACATAACCTTCAATGAAGGTATGAAGATAATTAATTCAATACCGAGAGGGAAGGATATTTTCGTGTTTAGAATAAGCCTAACGTCTAGTAGTTGTAGGTACGGCAAAGAAAAGTATATACTTTCAATAGCGTATAGAAAATGTGGGAATAAAAAGTGTTAGGAATTTATGGCTTATGATAATCTAGTTGTGAGTAGTCATCTTTGGTTAAGAGATGATCTTAATCGAAGTATCATAAGCCTGTGCGGAAGGACATATAACTTGAAATATTGTGAGTAATGATCCTTGCCTTTTTGAGCGTTTGAAGGGAAGGGTTTTGTGCGGAATGCCGAGCTGTCAATTAATCACAACACCAAGGAAAATATGGGACGGTTTAATTTAAAACATTAAGATTATGAAAAAACCAAAGGAAATTAGAATTAGTATAATTAGCTTACAGCTAAAAGAGAATGAAATTTTAATTAAAATAAATGAAACAAATCTTACTTATACAGAAAAGATTAAATATTACACACAGCTTTCAAGTATATCTATTAAAATTTCAGAATTAGAAAGAGTTTTGAATTGAAATGTACTATGATTTTTTAGTTATGAGTAGAAATATTAGGAATATAAACTTGCAGATACTGAAGGACGTCTCCTGCGGGACGGCATATTTTCCTTGGTGTTATGCGTAAAAATATTTGGAATGGAAACTAAACTTGAAGATTGTAGATTTTGGACTTGCTATAACTGTCCTTTTATAGATATGTGTTACAAATATCAAGAGGGTAGGCGAGGATGGAACGACCGCAGGGAGTTAGCGAAGCGGGAATTTTTACGCCTAATATTTGGGAAATATGGGACGGAATTTGAGGGTGTAAAATCATCAACACTATGAAAGTAAAGAGTTTATTATTAAATATTTTTTAAGGAGGGAATTTTATGAAATTTAAAAAAGGAGACCAGGCAATAATAACTGATGATAGTAATTTACGTCATCTTAGAATAATGGATAAAGTTACAATCAAGATAGTTGATCCTTTATCTACAATCTTAACATATTACGTAGAAGATATTAATGGTATAGGACAATGGGTATCTGAAAATCAGATAGCATAAAAATTTAGAAACTATGAAAAAAAAGTACGACATGAAACCAATAGTTGATTTAATGGATAACTCTATTAATAAACTGAAAAAATTAGTACCAAAAGAACATCAATTAATTTGCAGCGATTGTGGACAAATCATAGACATGAGAGATTTAAGCCAAGTTTTCGCACATGAGCCTTGTGATGGCATTCAGAAAAATTACAATGATGTTGAACAAATACCATACTCATCTAGTCAGAAAATAGGAGAACCTATAATTTGGACAAAAGACAAGAGAGCTATACACTTAAATTAAACAGTTTAGAATAAACTGAAAAAGCGTAGGCAAAAAAATATTTAATATTAAGATAAACCAATACTATGAAAAAAGACTCTCAAATTCTGTTCTATGATTTCTTAGTTGTGCATATGTTGCAGGAATGCTACGAACTATCAGATAACTAAGAAAGTGGGACGGATTATTTCCCAAATATTGGGCATAATTGGTTTTGGTTGTGTGTTAGCCTGGTGAGGGTTTTTGCGGGAAGCGGTGAGCAATTATGCCTAATGTTTCAGTAAATATGGGACGGGTTTTTAAGGGTAGAATCATAGTGATGATTATATATAATAAATTAAATGTTTAATTAAAAAGTAATAAAATTATGACAGTTAAAGAATTGAAAGAGAAACTGAATAAATTTCCAGACAATACAGATGTATTTGTAGATGAAAGATACACTGAATTTACTTATGGAATCGTAAACTCAGTACACATGATGGAAATTGATTTAGTTGAAGAACCAGGAGGTGATTCACTTGCTCAGCAAGATGTAGTTATAATTAGTGAAGAATAATTTTATGGGTTCAAGGCTTCTGCCCTTAAAAACATGTCCTATGATTTATTAGTTGTGAGTCGTTGACAGTTATGGCAGGAACTGTCAGACACGTACAGAGGTGCGGAAGCCTTATTTACTGAAACATTGTGATTAATTGTGTTGCCTTTTTGAGCGTTTGAAGGGAAGGGTTTTGTGCGGAATGCCGAGCTGTCAATTAATCACAACGCTTCAGGAAATATGGGATGGCTTTTTAAGGGCAAATCATAGCCCTATCTATTATATATAAATTTAATATTAATCACTAAAGAAAGAAAATTATGAAAACTAAATTTGTTGAAGAAAAGACAAAAAAGAGTTTAGCTGTCAAGGACGGCATAATTCCTGTTGTAAAATGGGATAAAGTTACTATTAACGAGATAAATTATAGTGTAATATCATGGCGTTTCGATATTGATATGGAATTATATTATGTTTATTTAGAAGTCTAATAATTTTATGGAGATCATTGGGAAGGCCCTTGAAAAGCTTTCCTATGATTTACTTGTTAGGTTTAGTTGACTTAGGTAGGTAGTCCGTTTCGGATAGCTGAGATTGTGCGTAAGCCTTATTTTCTGAAGCGTTAAGGTTCAATTGAACTGGTTTTTGTGGGCTGTTGTAGGGTGGATATTTTGTGTGGAAGCCGTGCGGTCAATTGAACCTTAATATTTGGGAAATATGGGACGGAATTTGAGGGTACTCAAAATCATAGTCTCACAAAGAAATGAATTTAATATTAACTAATATATAATAAAATTATGACACTTGAAATTAGAGAGTATGAATATGATGATTCAGATGCAATGAAAAGATTTGTATCTTGCTTGCGTAAAGATAACTTAATAAATATACACTATTGTTCCAATATAGATAAATATTTTGTGTATTACTGGGTATAATTTTATGAACTATACACACGACTCTCAAATTCTGTTCTATGATTTCTTAGTTGTGCATATGTTGCAGGAATGCTACGAACTATCAGATAACTAAGAAAGTGGGACGGATTATTTCCCAAATATTGGGCATAATTGGTTTT